GCGCTTGATGGCGCAGTTCCACGGATGCGAGCGCAGCACCGCCTGGCGGGAGTTGTCCCACAGGTTAGAGCAGATCGTCGCCCGGTCGGAGTTCTCGGAGAACGATGCGATGCTGGATTGCCCGAGCAGCAGGAGGGCGTTACTGCATACCTGAACTTCAGAGGTAGCCATGCGTCAGCCTTCCAAAACGAAAAGGGGCCGGCCACCCCCGAAAGGGCAGCCGGCGAAACTGGCGGGCGGGGAGAAGGACCGCATCACCAGAGGAGGTTGCTTAGGTGCCGTCCACGAAGCGGACTTTTGCCGTGATGGTGCCGGCTGCGTCAGATGCCGCCGTCAAGGTGTAGCACACGTCGTACCAGATCTTCGGGTCAGCGGTGAGGCCGAGGGCTTCCCACAGGCGGCGCTCGACATGAACGATGTCGAAAACCGCCGATTCGTGGGTGATGTCCACCGCACTCAGGGCGCCGGCATTCAGCACCAGAGCGGAGGCGAACAGGTCGGCATCCACCACCGCGCCACCATCAGCCGCGGTCTTGTAGAGGCCCACATCAGCAATGGCCGTGGTGCCGTTGTCGTCGCTGTAGTGCAGGATTTGCGACACGCGGGCGCTGGACGGGATGCGGCAGATGCGATAGACCGAAGCGATGGAATCGCCGTTGACGGTTTCGACGGTGCCGACGCTCTCGCGCAGGCGGCCGGCAGAGAGGTAGGCGCCAGTCAAATCGACCGGCGTTGCGTCGGCATTGGTAACAGCCGTGGACTTGGTGTTTACGACAGCCATGATTTATCTCCTTGGCTCAGGGTTTAGTTACAGGCGATCTGCATGACTTTCGCGTCCTCGATGCGGACAGCGCCCAGCGACATGCAGGCATACGGCTGCATGGAGTAGGACTTGTCGGCGCGCTCGGTGAGGCGGGTCGTGATCTCTTTGCCGATGCCCAGGGCAACACCGGACTTGGCCCAGGCGAGAACCAGATCGCTCGTGCCGTCGTTGGTGATGCGCTCGGTCGGCACCACGCCGAAGCCGAACAGCTTCTGTCCCTTGGGAATGTCGCCCGACATCATCGACAGAACGGTGTTGTACTGCGTGTCCGTCATCGTGGTATCGGTCAGCAAGTCCTCAAGCTGGTCAGACGAGTAGGCGATGTAGAGGTCTTCGCCGTTCTCGCCGTCGCATTCGTTCAGACGGAAGTTCTTGCGGGCGGTGATCAGCTTCGCCTTGGTCAGCACAGCGCCACCGTGCGCGATCTTCTGCGCAGCGGGCAGGGCCACCGTACCGGACGAGGAGCGGGCAGAGCCGTTCATCGCGGCAATGATCACATCGTCTTTGGAACGGTTCATGGCGGCAACACCGGCCTTGAGGTAGTCGCTGGCCGGATCGGCAAGCATCTTCTTCTTGTCCATGTCGTCGACCAGGTCCGCCCATTCGTAATCGTCAAGATCGACGTAGCGAGTGCTGTGCGGGGTTTCGATCAGCGGGGTATCGCCGTGGCGCGTGGTCTTGCGCTGGGCAGCGGTGGCGCCGATGCGGTTCATTTTCTTCGACTCGCCGACGATGCCGGATTCGACAACGACCTTCGATTCGAGGCGCGATTCCATCTGTTGCGACAGATGGTAGAAGTTCGCCGAGAACTGCGTGACGAACGCTTCGGTTACTTGGAATGACATGATGAATCTCCCGAAAAGGAATAATTGAATGAATCGTCTTTTCGGGTTGTTCGCTCATTTAGCCTTGCAGCCGAGCGGCCCTGGTGTGATGCGGTGCTACGGTTTGCGGGCTGCTGTGCAGTTGTTCCCGCTCTGTCTTGCTTCCCGGCTTGGCTGGCCTTGCGGTTGTTCAGCCGTGCCTTCGTGGGTGGGCTACTCGCTGCACGATCCAGCTATTCGGCTTGCGCCTCCGGCTGATCCGGCTTTATCAGAGCCGCGCAACTTTCGCCCATTGATCATGCCGCCTTGCGCTGTTTCTGCTTGGCCTGCGCTTCGTGGTGGGCGCGAACCTTGGCTTTTACCTGTTCGTGCTTCGGATGGCTCTTGTCCCAATACGGCGAACCCTTCGCCATCAGTTCATCAAGGCTTTCAGCGGCCAGCACCGAATCACCGCCGACGCCGGGGTCTTCCTGCATTTCGCGTCCGACCTTGGCGAGAATCTTGATCACCGCCGGCATGTTGCCGATGCGGTTGATCTCCTTCGCGTCCGCCTCGTCGGCGTAGGCGTTGAACGCCTTGAACGCCAGCTTGACGTTCTCCGTGGTCTTCTCGGGCGTACCGTAGTAATCCTTCAGCGCCGCCTCGGCCTTGCCCTTGCCGAAGTTCATCATCTGATCAGCCAGCGCGGGAATCTGCGAGGCGTACTCGGTCATCACCGCTTGATACTGCTTCTGCGTCAGGCCGAGTTCGTGCGCCTTACCCTTGAACTTGGCGGTCAGGTCAGGGTCCGGCTCGAAGGCTTCCATGCCAGCAGGCGGCTCGAACTGGTATTCCGTCGCTTCCTTGGGCGGCAGGCCGGTATCTTTCATGCGCTGCTCAAGCCCGGTGTAGGACTTCGCCCAGGCTTCGTGATTAATCTCTCCCTTGCCGGCGTCCCAGAACTTGGCGGGAACGTGCGCAGGGCGGCGGGCATCGGTCTCGCTGGCCTTGAGCGCCGCCTGTTCTGCGGTCTGCGGAGCGGGGTTCTGTTCATCAGTAACCGGAGCGGCAGCGGCAACAGCCGGGTCTTCCGACTTGCCGAGCGATTCGAGGATGCTGGTCTCAGTCTCGACCGTACCACTACCAGTGCCGCCTTCGGTGCCGTCAGTTGCTGCGTCCATCAGGGTGAATCTGCGCATCAGGCGTTGAATCAACATTCTCGTTTCTCCTTAAAGTATCGGCGGGAACTTGGGCGTCCCGCTCTCGACTGAAACAACGGCGTCCAGAATGAACCGGATCACTGACCGCTGACCTTCGTGGTACGCGGTCAGATCGCGCTGGCCAGGCACGAATGAAGCCTTGGCATCAAACCGGGCGATCAGGTCATCAAGCACCGCCGAACCTTCGTGATGCCCGACAAGCGCCGCGTAGTAGGTTTCCGGCGTGACCTGGCTCATGCTGTCGCACCTTCCATGATCTGGCGGCGATACGGGTCTTTCTGCTCATCCTTGACCACGGCATACAGGCAGCGGATCAATTCATCGAGCCGCAGAAACCACGAGTCGTAGACATTCCCGTTTAACTCCACCCGGCACCAATGGCCGAAGCGTTGATGCGGATCGGGGCCGGGGTACAGATCAGCCCCACCACCGACGATGCGAGCGCCCGCCAATGCCGGAAAGTCCGTGACCTTCGGCACAACACGCAGCGACAGCATCTTCCCGGTGAGCTTGAGATTTACCATTTCGACAGCGTGTATCAAATCGGGGAGGGAGTCATACGCTAAAGCGAATATCCGCCCATTGCCCGCGACAAGCTGCCCCTTGCTCTGGCCCAACTCGATGCGGTCGATGACGCGAAGGTCGGCGATCTGTTCGGCGGTCAGCATCATGCGGCCTTCGGGAGCACGGCGTACAGCGCCAGCAAGGCGAGTTCTTCATCCTCGCGCGCCTTCTTCTTCGCCGCGGCGAGGTCGCCGATGATCTTTTGCAAAAACCGGCGCCTGGCTGCAATCTCGAACGGCGTCAGGTGCAGCGAGGAGTAGTCGACGGCGAAGGCGCGGGAAATGTCGCCCGAATCGACAGCGGCACCCTCTGCGGCATCCACGGCATAGACGCCCCATGAGTCGCCCCAGGCCGGGCCGAATGAAGCGCCCCATGTGGAACTCATGCCGGCCCCCATTCGGTGCCGGTTTGCCCGTCGCCGGTCACAGTGATGTCGTTGACCTGCTTGATGTTGGCAGCGATGGGCGCAGCAGTTGCCGCCGCAAGCACTGCCGCAGCATTCTCAATGTCTGTCGGAACGAGCGCGATAGCGGCGCCGTTCGCCGAAATCCCCGCATTATCCGGGGCCGTGTAACTGGCAGTCGGCAGGACATCATCCACTGAGCGCGCCTCGACCAGCAGAACCATGTCGGCAGGGTCTGCGGCCGCGCCGGTGATGTGCAGCGCCAGATCGCCAAGCGTGTCGGTGTGCGATGCGGTCAGCGCCAGCGCATACCATCCATTCCCGCGCTCGGTTACGGTCGGCGTGATCGAAGCGAACGCCGCGCCGTCCTTGCTGGCGGTGATCGTCAGCGTCAGCCCCGTCTTGCCCGTCACATGATCGGTTGAGTCGACCATCAGCACCATGACGTTCTTGGAGGTGGATTGCTTGGCTTTACGCATTTGCCACTCTCGACCGGCTCATGCCGCTGCTCGCACCTGGACTGATCGGGATAGTCGGATCTCGCAGATAGATCGTTGTCGCCGCCACAGGCGTCACGTTGTTCTTCGTGATCCCGGCAAGGTCAGGGCTTCCCGGCTTGTACGCGGTCAGTTGATAGTCGATGTTTCGCAGCAGCATGGAGAAGTTCCCGCTACCGTCTGAGGTTGTCTCGGCGATGATTACCGGAGCGTTCCCCGCATACTGCCAGCCGGTTTGGTAAGCGATGACGCGGCAGTTGCCGAGGGCTGCGCCGGCCCCGTCCGTCGTCGTTCCTGTGAGGGTGAAAACCTGATAACTCTGCTGTGTTTCGTAAATCTTCAGGCCGAAGGTTTCGGGCAGGGTCGCGGCAGTCAGGACTTTCAGCAACCCGCTGTCTTTCACCTCACGTCGCGGATTCAGCAACGGCATCGGGTCAGCCATTGGAACCGCAGTCAGCACACGATCGAACGCGGGAGCTTGCTGCGAGGACATCATCACGTCTAGCCCGTACAGTTCGCCGTTCGAGTCCTGCGAAACCTGTGAGTAAAGGGCAGCAATCGCCGGGTCAATCTGCTTCGGCGGAACAGGCTGCTTGCCAATCGGGATCATGCCGACAATCCCGCCTTGAATCGCCATAGGGCCAATCTGCGAGGCTTGCGCGAAGTCAGGAAACCAGCCAATCATCGCTCTTGGTACGGGGATTTCCGGCATCTTTGAAGTCTTCCACTCGCCCATCAAGCAACGCTCGCCCTGCCAATTCACGCCGTAGTCCTGCCACGGCTCGAAGGACAGGCCGAGCGGAGTATCCCCGATGGTCAGGTTTTGAATCACCTGATCAGAAGGTTCTGGCAGAGTTGGCCGGAGGATTCTCATTCTGTCGGCGGCGGCTGCACGTCGTCAGGCGCGAATGGACTGTTCCCCTCCTCAAGCCATGCGAGGAAGTCGGGGTCGTCGAGCGGGACTTGCACCCAATCGGAGCAGCGCATAACGACATCGGCAGAGAGTTGCTTATATTTCACGGGGTGAGCTGCTCGATGAGGAATTGGTGCATGGTCATGGAACCAGTCGCAGCTGTCTGCGTCCAGCGGAAGTCGAGTGCATTGGCAATGGTCGAGTCGAAGCCTGTGCCAACAACTGGAGCCGTATTGAACGGGACCAAGCAACCGCCGGGGCCAGGACCCGTCGCGGGAAGCGCGGTCAGGATGTTGGCTTCGGACAGCCAGTAACCTTGCCCGAACAGGGTTGCACTGACACCTGTACCCACCGAGCGGCAGGTCAACAGTACTTCCAGTCGCCACGAAACGTTCGTCTTAGCAACGATGTTCAGCGGGATTGCCAGCGTATCGAAAGCCGTTACCGCGCCCAGGCGCAGATCAAAACGTGCCGTCCCTGGAGTCGTAACCACAGTCGAGATGCGCCCCGACGCAGTCAACCGCCACTGCCGCCCGATCTGCCAGTAGCCCGCCGGAATCGACGTAGGAACATAAGTCGGCAGGCACGATGCCGCAGCCGCCGCTGTGAGTGTCGGGCCGTCGGTGTAGGAACTTGCGATTACTTGTACGGCCATGATTTACTCCTTGGTTTCAGCGCGCCACTCGGCGCACCAGTTGTCGGGCTTGCTTGCCGGGAATATGCCAACTACGCCGCTTTGCCCATTTGGGCCTTGCAACATCACCGGCTGCGGTGCGTGAGCGCGGCATTCCTTCGCTAGTGCCGAATACGCGGCGCAGGTTTCGCAGGTTTTCATGCTGGCTTCGCCAGCCCTGAAATGTTGCCCTTGGCGTCTCGGACGACCGAGGCCATCATCTGCTGCTGCTGTTGCGCCTGCTGTTGCTGCGCGCGCTGGCCGCGGGCTTCTTCGACATCAGCTGCATCGACCATCAATTCAGCCGGCACGCCAAGCAACTCTGAACGCTTGCGCGTGGCCTTGTCCCATGCGTAGTTGTCGAGCAGTTCCATCTTTCCGGTGCCGGCTGCCTCTTGCACCAGCGCTGCCTCGAAGCGATCCATCGCGGCCACATCGACGGCCTTCTGGCTGCGCGCAATCGGGCTGCGGTACTGGACGCGGAAGGATTTCCCGGCCAAGTCCTGCGGCGGATTGCCGAAGGCACCATCGCGGAACATCAGGCCGAAGACCCGATCCACCATCGGCTGCATGTACTCCGACTGCATCCGGCCATACATCGGGCCAAGCTGCTGCCGGATCAGTTCCACGTTGATGGTGGCTTCCGTCGCGGTGATCGCCGGGCCATCCTTCGGCGTCAGTTGGTCAGCCATCAACACCTTGCGGATGGATCGTTGCAGGCGGTCGATCTCCAATACGGCAATGTCGAACTTGCTGGCCGGCTGGAGCGCCTTCATCGAATCGACCGAGTTCGCCACGATCACCTTGCGCGGGCCGATCCGGATGGTCTTGGGATTCAGCACCCCATCGTCCTCGGCGATCCACATGCCGGCGATGGCCATGTCCGCATTGGCGAGGACGTAGCGAACCACCTCGTTCAGCGTCTTGGCATCCGGCAGGGCATCGTGCATCGGGCCGAGGGCATAGACCGAATCAGGGAGAACGCCCCAGCGCGGAACGACAACCGGCATTTCGTGGAAGCCCGACTCACGCAGGACGGTCTTGCTGTCCTTCTCGAAGTGGCAGGAGGCAATCGGCATGTTCTTCGCCTGGTTGCCCTTGCCATCTTTGCGCGGATACACCGCCCACACCATCGAGATAGACTCGTCGGGCTTGCTCGTTGCCAGCTCGCGGGTCTTATCGCTGACCATGTTCGGGCCATACTCGGCGACGGCTTGTTCGGCAGACAGCACGAATTCACGGAACACCGTGTCAATCCCGCCGCCGCGCGTTGATGCGCCGAAGTAGCAGGACGCCAGCGGCCATTGCTCGAACTGCAAGCCTTCCTCGTTCTCGGTGATGTAGAGCGCGAACATGCCGGCGATGCTCATGTCCAGGCAGCAATCGAAGCCCACAGCATCGAAGTTCGAGGCGTGGATGTTCTCCCACATCGACTCGGCTACCTCGTCAAGCCACTTGCGGCTGGCGTCCTCGTCATCCTCGCTGGTCGTGCCAGCATCCAGACCGAACCAGCGGGAGTTCGCCGGGGTCAGGCCGGACATCAATGCAGATGCGTGGATGCGTATCCCATCCGTTGCGGTGCTGTCGAGTAGTTCGGCCTTCTTGCTCGCGCCTTCCGAAAGATTCCCGTCCGATCCTCCGGCGCCATTGGTCGCCAGCAGCGCCCCGCGCATCGGCATCGAGAAGTTGTAGCACTTCAGCCACTCCTGCTCGACCACGGTACGCTTTGACTTCAGCGCCCCGAGGCGACGCAGCAGGGCGGGAACGTCAGCGGCCACGGCTACGCCCCAAGGGTCGGCTTGGATTGGGCGGAAGGCAGCCCGGTGACCGGACTGGACAGATCACCACCGCCACCAGTCGCCAGAAGCGACGAGGCCCGCGCCATGCGGCGGCGCTGCGTCTTGACTTGGGCAGACTTTCCAGCAGCATCAGAGTCAGCTTTGGCCTGATCGGCAACCGGCGAGGACTGGACAACGGGAGGCGGCTTTTCACCACCGCCGAAAAGGGAATCAAGGCACATGGTCAATGGCTCCTTACAACGGGCTTGCGGTGGGAGTCGTTCGGCAGCTCAGGAGGACATACCCACCCCTGCTCGGTCAAGACTGAACGGGTAAGCGTGCCGGCCTTGAATGCAGCCATCGCCTCGTCGTAGCTCATTCCGGGCTTGGCGTTGATGCCCACGCCAGGCTCACGCAGCGGATCATCAACCGTGGGAGCCGGAGGGGCGTCCCGGTGTTTCTTCACCCGGTGAGTGCCACCTCGCGCGGCAGCTTCGAGGGCCGCATCAACGCTGTGTGACGTGTCGGCGGTCTCGCCGGGGACTTGAACGGCTTCGGTGCGAGGCATGGGGCGCTCCATCGGTTGCGATGGATGCCGTTTTACCCGTCAGCCTGTTGCGGTTGATTCGCTATTGCGTATTTCCGCACTCGCTTGGCAGACAGTGGCATGCAGGATCACCAGCGACCGCCCCGATTCAAACCCCGGCTCGCTGCCATCCTTCCATCGCGCCAGCGTCCCAGGCGGAACATTCAAGGCCCGCGCAACATCAGCATTGCTCCACCCAAAACCCTGAAGATCGCAAAGCAGGCGAAACCAATCGACCGGATCAGGCCGACGAATCAGCCAAGGGGATTGGTAACGCGCCCGCGCACGCGATAGATCAAGAGTCGGGCGCTTCATCCCCCGCTCACCGATGCGCTGGTCGGTCATCGATTTATCTTCCACGGACTGAGTGGATGCCACCACACCAACTCGCCGAAGCGGTATCGCCAGACCCATACCTGACGGGATAGCCATCGGTCCAAGCGAAACCACCCAAAGACACTCGGTCCAGAAACGGGTCCCCCCCTAAAGGGGGGGAACCCTGATTTTGGACCATCGTTTGGACTGTCCAAAAAGTACAAATTGGACTGTTTTGGACTTTTGGACTGCTCAATTTGGACCGTTTTGGACCAATAACGCGACGCCATGATTACCGGGTCAGCCGGCACGAAAATCATGGAATGCAGACGCCGGATCAGCCGGCACGAAGTCTGCAAAATGTCGATTACCGGGACCATATCCAATCCCCTCCAACATCAATAACCTGATTTGCTTGAAGCGACATGATGACTTTGCGAGCCTCGTATTTCCGCTTCTTAGGCTCGCATGTCAGTTTGCCGGCGCACGCTTCTACAGCTTCTTCGAGCAGCACGCACGGCGTCAATGCCAACGCGCCACCCTGGCCAAACCGCTTTGAATTACGCAGCAGATCACCAATCACGGCATTGCATACCGATTGACGCTCACCACGAGGGCCGGCGGGTCGCGCCTTTTGCTCCGGAAGATCCATCGCCCGCACCACGCATGACGTAATCTCGTCGCCCTCGTAATCCTCGCCGATCACCACCGGGGCAAGCTCAAAGCCGAAATCATCGGTCTCCTTGCCGTCCTTGTTCTTGGCGATCTTCCATGACCGGACATCGCCGTCGCGAGTGATTTCCATCACCACATCGAGCGCAGCGAACAGCGACGAATGCCCGCGCAATCCCCGGCTGGCGTCCTTGCCAACGTGATGCACGGCCAGCACCAACCCACCGATGGCGTGTTGCAGCTCCTGCATTCCCTCGATCACCGCGCCCATGCCCTCGCTGCTGTTCTCTTCCATGCCGAGCGCGGCCTGGGCCAGCGTGTCTAGGATGATGACGCCCTTCTCGAAAGCCATATCCTGCAAGGTGCGGATAAGCTCGGCGCGGTCGGACTCCTGTCGAATGTCGAACGACTGCCGGACGATGAATGACACCGATTCGGGTATCTCGCCGAATTCGGTACGCCAGGCGCGCAACCGGCCGGAGAACCCGCCCGCACCCTCCAAGGCAAGATAAATTACCGGAGCCTTGAAGCAGCGATGACCGAAAAACATGCCCCCCTGACCGATTTGGAACGCGGCCTCCTGCGCAAGAAACGACTTGCCGGCGCCAGATTGCCCGCCCATGACGCCGATCCCCGTCTCCGGCAGGCAGTGCTTGATGCGCCAGCGCACCAAGGGCAGCGCCATGAGCATGCCGGCGGTCAGCGGCTGATACTTGCGAGTATGGCCGCGGGCGGTGCCCAAGTACCGCGCCACGGCCTGCAAATCGGCCTCGCCGTGCATGTCGTTGATGTCGTAGTTGCTCGCCTTGTCAGCCGGCATTTCGACCCACTGGCAATCGAACGCGCGGGCGATCTCGGCGGCCTGGTGTTCCTTGCCCTTGTCAGCCACGATAACGGGCTTGCAGGATAGGCCAGAAATCCACTCCACGGCTCGCAGCGTGTTCCCGGCACCGAAGGTGCAGACTGATACTGATCGACTCGCCTGGTGGCACGTCATGGCTGCGCCGATGCCTTCGCACACGTAGACGATGGAGTTGGCTGCGGGCTTACCGCCAACCACATGAAAGCCGGAGACCGGAAGGCCGGGGAAATTCAGCTTTGCCGAAGGCGTCACAAACTGGATCGTCGCCAGATCGCCATCGGGAGAATACGCCGGGACCATCAGTGCGCCATCGAGCGGGATGCCTTTCTGCGACACGCCACCGCGATACACGCGCAGGCCATCGGGCAGCATGCGCTTCTTGGTGATGTACCAGTGCTCGAAGGTTGCCGCTTCGCCACCCTGCCATACGGCTTCGGCCTGTGCCACCGACGAGGCGGATGGGGTAGGCTGAGTCGCTCGCGCCACGCGAGCCGTGTGGATATTCACCACCCGTTCATCACGATGCCCTGCGGCGCGGGCCATTGCGAACAGCGTGCCGGCCTTGACTTCGCCATCCTTGATCGACTTCCAGACCGCCAGCGTATCGGCGGCGCCGCCGTAGTTGCTCGCCGAGGATGACCAGGCGTCGAATTCCTCGAAGGTGATTTCTGCCGCCTTGGCGGCCATGCCGATCCTCACCCATTCTTCGCGGGGCACACCAGGATCGAGGGAATGCAGCGCGTTCAAGGCTTTCTCGTGGCTGTGGCGCATGCGGGGTCCGGTGCTGCGTCCGCTGTGGTAGGGGGCTGGGCGTGAGGGCCACCGGACGGAAACCCTCGGGCGTTGCATTCGCCCTGCCCAGCCTTGAGAATGGCCAGCACGTCATCCACAGATCGCGCCATGCCTGCCACGCCGCCATGAGCAGCGACCGTGGCCAAGAAGTTCTTTTGCGGATCGGACAGGCGTCCGACCTCTGATTTGCACTCGATGGCCAGTAGCCGGCCGTCTCGCATCTGCCCGATCACATCACTGCACCCAACAAAACCAGCGCGAAAAAATCGGGCATTGCGCCCGTCGCCGATCTTGAATGCGCCCGTATTCATCCGGCGCACCCACGCCACGGCGGGATGCAGCGCCAGCATCTTGAGCACAGCAGCGAGTATTCCCGCCTCGGGGCCGGGTTTCGGCTTGCGCTCCGAACGCGGAATGGCAGCCGGCGCTGGCTCAAGCGCGAACGTCGGCCCTTTGCCGAACGCCGCCGCGTAGAAATTCAGCGCTGCATCATTGGCGCGGCGCGTCTCCGCGAGGGTCTTGGTTTTTATCACGCGGGTCACAGCGTCGACCCGAATAACCGGCCCACCGGGTACGGCGCCGACCGCTGCCACCAGCTACCCATGATCGCCTGCACCTGGTCCACCAGCGCATGGGGGGGGGCAATGCGCTGCCGAGAAATCACGCCATCATGGCAAACCGTTGCAACGATCATGCTGCCACCCTTGCGTGCATATCGTCCGCGATGCGCTGGCGCCACTGACGAATGTCCTGCACCTGCGTCAGCATGTAATCGACCAGTCCGGGCTTGTCGTCCGATGCCCGATACCACTCGCGGATTTCTTCAATCGGGATGTCGAATTCGGCGGCGTACTCCTGCGCGGCTGTGGCGATGCTCATGCCGCCCTCCCAACCAGTAGATTTTTCAGCATGGCGTTTTCGGCTTCCGCCGCTTTTGCTCTGTCTTCGGCCTCATCGGCGCGGCGCTCGGCTTCGGACTGGATCACAACAAGGGTGCAGCCGATCTTGAACGCACGCCATTCGGGGTAGACCTTGTTTCCGACAGCGCGGCAAAACTCCGATTCCTTGTCGGCTTGTAGCGTGGCCTCCCCCTTCTTGATGCGTGAAAACGTACCGGCATCAATGCCAAGCTGCATGTAGATTTCTTTGTCTTCCAGCCCGGAAGCCTGACAGGCCAATGCAAACGCTGCGGCCGCGCTATGCTGGCGGCGGATCAGATCGATTGGAATTTCGGCCTGTTCAGGGGGGCGAGTCAGTGCCAGTTCTAGGTGGTGCGCAATCCGGTTCATTAAATTTGCTCCGAGTTGACTAACCAAAATTGGCGAAAAAAAGCAGAGTGACGGCATGAAAACAAACCGGATACACTCCCGCCATGAACAAGGCCTTGGAATTCGTCGGATTCAATCTCTGGCTGCTGGCCGTGACCGGCATCGCGTCCGGCGCGTTTCTGCTTTGCGCGAAGGTGATCAAGGCCATCGGCCTGAACGAAACCCCCGAGGCGTGGCTGCTGTGGGTCGTGTGCCTGCCCGTATTTGTCTGGACGTGGTACTTCGTCGGCAGCCGGTCGCTGCGACTGGTCCAGGCGTACTACAACCGGCGCGATCCGAGGAAGCATTAGGCGGCCTTCGCCGTACCGCTGGCGCCGACTTTCGCCCGCCTGATCTGGCGCCGGAACATCTCGCCATGTTCCAGTTGAACTCGCGCCGGGATTCCCCGTGCGAGCCAGTTCGTTACTCGCTGCGGCCCGAACTGTCCATAGTTCAGCCGCCTTGCCAGTTCAGCCGGCCCCCCGAATGCTTCAATGACTGTTTTAGCTTCCATAGGCCAGAAGTATTGCCGAATAAACGCGATGTGTCAAGCGCGATATACATTCATCTGTTTAGCATCAAGCGATGCGAATGACTACCGATAAACGGGTGCGCCTGCTAATGAAGGCGACCGATACCGAGGGCAACCAGGCCGAGTTCGGCCGTGTTGCAGGGGTCGGGCGCGCAACCGTCAATCAATGGCTCTACGCTGACAACACCAGGTCGATAAACTCCGAGGCCGCTTTCCGGCTCTCCGACAAAACGGGGATGTCCGCGCGCTGGGTTGCCTTGGGCGAGGGGCCGCAAAAAGACTTGAGCGCCAAATTCGGGAAGTTCGATGAATCTGATCTGGATGTTCTGGCCGATCTGTCCGAGCTTCTTTATGAGGATGCGGCGGACTTCAAGGCGAAGATTAGAAACGCCGCAGAAAAAGCCCGGAGATACCGGCAAAAGGAACCGGATTCCCCCATCCGGCGCACCGGGACAAGATAACCCTCCCCCGGCTGCGCGTGATCCGGGTTAATGCTAAAGTCATATCTCTAAAGAGTTATATGGATAACCGTGACGAACTGATTAGGCTGGCTAAGTAGGCGCAGCGGCAGCGCTTTTGCCGTACTTATTTTGGGGCGCATCATGAAAACCATCATTGCATCTGTACTGTTCGCGTCGTCAATGCTTCCGGCTTTTGCAGCCGATCACAGTCCGCTTGAGACTACCGATCAAGCTCGCCAGCGTCATTCTGCGGAAAACTACGAGGCACAGCGCAGGCAAGAAAACCAGTTGCTTACTCCGTCGTACCAGCATCCGCTGGGCAGCCCTTCGGTTTCCGGCATTGAACGGCCCGGCTACGTCTCCCCGCAACCGGCCTATCAGCCGGCTACCACTCATGGCGGAAACTGGCGGGACCGCGTCAAAGGGCGCTGATTCTCTCCTGGCTGCGCTAGTCGGCGCCGGCTGAACCCCATCCGGTAATAAAGCCCGCTCGGTGCGGGCTTTTTTTTCGCCTTACGTCTTACGCGTATATTCCTATTGACACGCTTTGTTTATTCCTCCATACTGCCATCAATCGCTGAACAACGCGACAGGCAAAAGCCCCGAGCGGGCCGAGTCAGCCAAGGAAAGAAAGCCCTCTGCCACCGGCAAGGCGTGATCCGACAGCGACACAGCCGACCAGTGCAACGAACATAGGGGATTGTCATGGGGTATTTTGAACTCGCCGTAAATCTCACCCGCGCCGAAGCCGCGCCCACGCTGGCGAAGGTTGCCAGCAAGGCTATCGCGCTCAAGACGATCAAGAACCGGGCACAGGAAACGTGCTGCTGTTCCTCGTATTCCTTCCCACACCGCGCCGGCTCTGGCTGGTGCCCCGGCGTGAATCGCAACGACGAGCGCAGCGCAGAAGCCGAGCGCACACGCGAAGAAATCAACGCCGAAGAACTCGCCCTGTTTGATCGGGCCGAGGCTCGGGCTGTCAATTCAGGGGCGCGGTGATGAACGCCCTGCGCTCCCTGTTCATTCAAATGTGTCTCTGGTGGATCGAGCGCGACATTCGATTCATTCAGCACCAGCGCGAAATGATGCTCGAACACCTGACCGAAGCGCGCAATCAGCGCATGGCATGGCTGGCCGAGTTGGATGATATTTCAATGGATCGGCCATGCTGACCAAGGACGCCGCCGTATTCGCCGGGGTCTGCGTAATGGGCATCTTCGCGCTCGGCCTTGAGATCGGCAAGCAGCATCAGCCGATGCTCTGTCCGGTCGTTCCCGGTCAGCAGATCGTCAGCACCGTGGCGCCGGATGTTTGCGTCTATGCCAGCAGTTACGGCAGGGCGCTTCGCAAAGTGAAGGCGGTCAAATCATGAGTGATGACGGCGGCCAATGGTGGCAAACCGTAGGACAGCAGGAGCAGCAACGCGCAGACGCGCAATCAACCGGACAGGAGATTAATCATGTTTCAGAAAGCAACCAAGAAGCAAGCCAAGCTGCGGCTGGCAATCAGCGGCCCGAGCGGATCGGGCAAGACGATGGGCGCGTTACAGGTCGCCTCGGGTCTTGGCGGTAAGCTCGCTCTGGTCGATACCGAACACGGCAGCGCCAGTCTGTATTCCGGGCGCTTCGCCTTCGACGTGCTGGAACTGGCCCCGCCATTCGCGCCTGAACGCTTCATTGAAGCCATCAACGGCGCTGCGGCAGCCGGCTACACCGCGCTGATCATCGACAGCGTAACGCACGAATGGGATGGATCGGGCGGCATCCTCGACATTCACGACAAGGTGACACGCGCCGCCAAGAGCGGCAACAGCTACACCGCCTGGGCGGAAGTCACCCCGCGCCACAATGCGCTGCTGAATGCCATCCTGCGCGCCCCGATCCACATCATTTGCACCCTGCGCAGCAAGACCGAATATGTCCTGCAAGACGTAGGCGGCAAGTCGGTTCCGCGCAAGCTCGGCATGGCCCCGATCCAGCGCGCCGGCTTCGAGTACGAGTTCACCACGGTGCTTGATCTGTCCCTCGACAATCACCTGGCCACCGCCACCAAGGACCGCACCAGTCTGTTCGATGGACAGACACCGGAGGCGCTGTCTGCAGCCACCGGCAAGAAGATGCTTGACTGGCTCAACGATGGCGAACAGCAAGCGCACTACGACGTCGACGCCGCGCTGGCCCGCATGGAGCGCGCCCACAGCCTGGATGAACTCGCCGCCACCTTCACCGAGCTTTGGCCTGCCGTGCCGCTGGAACACAAGCAGCGCATCGCCGCCGCAAAAGACCACTACAAATCCAAATTCAATCCTAATCCCACACAAGGAGCCGCCGCATGAACGCACCCACCACCCCGAATCTGACCACCCCGCCGACCTACGGCTACGACACCACCCACGCCGCTGCTGCTGACACTGGCGGAATGGGCAAGTTCATTGACGAGTCCGGCGAGTACGTCGGCGCCATCACCTACGCTCGCGCCGTCCAATCCTCGAAGGGAGGATGGGGCGTCGAGATCGCATTCCAGGCCGACGACGGCCGCAAGACGAAATACCCAATGACCCTCTGGACGCTCGCCGCCGATGGCGCCCGCCAGTTCGGGCATGACATCCTCGACACCGTTTTGATCTGCGCCGGCATGAAACCCGCGATGGCCATGAAGCCCGGCAAGGTCACGTACACCGTCTATGACTTCGACCTGCGCGCCGATGTCGAAAAGGAAGGCGACGGCTATCCCGGCCTGACCGGCAAGCGCATCGGCCTGCTGATCCAGCGCGAGATGTACACCACCAAGGCCGGCAAGGATGCAGCGCGGCACTCGATCTATGGCGCCTTCGATGCCGAGACACGGCAGGCAGCGAGCGAGAAGCTGGAAAGCAAGCCCGCGGTAATCACCGAGAAGCGCCTGGCATCGCTCAAGGATCGCGACTCGCGCACCGCTGGCGCACCGGCTGGAAGCTACGACAACGGGTTCAGCGCACCAAGCGGCGCACCGAATCCCGCGCCGGCTGCCGGATCGTTTGATGACATGGCTGACGATATTCTGTTCTGATCATGGGACTCCCCGCCCTCTACGAACTGGCGTCTGAGTACCGCGCCGCCGCCGCGCAGCTTGCCGACCTCGACCTTCCTCCGGAGGTTGTGGCCGACACGCTCGAAGGCTTGGCCGGCGATCTGGAAACCAAGTCGACCAACGTCGCCATGTTCATCCGCTCGCTAGATGCTACCGCTGCGCAGATCAAGGACGCCGAAGCCGCAATGGCAGCCAGGCGCAAGGCCATCGAAGCCCGCGCTGATCATGTACGCAAGTACCTGCTGGACAACATGCAGGCGTGTGGCATTACAAAGATCGAATCGCCCTGGTTCAAATTGTCTGTTCGCCAGAATCCGGCTGCCGTGGTAATTGATAACGCTGGACTGATACCGGGGAATCTGTACGTCTACCCGTCAGCGCCGGAACCCTACCCCGATAAAAAAGCGATCAAGGCCGCCATCGAAGCCGGTATTGAATTTGAGGGCGCGCACCTTGAGCGCGGCGTAAGACTTGAAATCAAGTGAATGACAGACACCACCAAGGCACCGAAAGCCTCCTAGAACTCGCCGCCGAACTCGAAGAAGTCGCGCCGAATGTCGAGGAATTCTTCAGCCACAAGCGGGCGGCGGCTCTCATGCGGAAAACGGCGGGAGTGGTGCGGAGGCTTGCGCCACTTGAACCGGAAATTGATGTCGTGCTGGGGGAGCATTGATGAGTCTCAACGCAAAAGCTGTGGGGCTGGACGCCGCAGGCGGACAGTCCCACACGAGCGACGGGTTGTGCCCCGGCGATTGAACGGAGAACGAAATGCAGCAATGCGAGCGACTGCGAAAGCACAACCGCTGGAGGCGCGGCGACAAGCGCCTGAAGATGCCAGACCCGAAAGAACTCGGGGAACTGATCGACGGCGTGGCCGACCGGCTGGAAGTGCTGGAGCGCGAACACACGGAGTTTTTCGACCGCTGGCACGATGAGCGGCGGAAGCGAGAGAAGCTGGCGTACGACGTTGAGCGGTGTTATCGGATGCTGCTATCGGAGCCAGACACGAAGGGCGCACTTTTCAAGGCCGAAAACATCCTGCGCGAGGCGCTGGGCGACCAGAAAGTCGGCGCTGGCGGGACGGCACCCGAGGGGCACAACTTAAATTCAACGACACCCGATGTCGCGTGAACACCGGAACCATGTCGCATAACTCTGCACGCATCCACGGAGGCCTGCACCATGACTGAAGTCATTGAACGAAACGCGACAACGCCCGCCGTCAAACGCGACATGCCGACCGCTTCACCGGCACAGCAAAAGCCGGTCAAGTTGCTCGACCAGGTGCGCGAGCGAATCTGCGTGCTGCATTACGCCCGCGCCACCGAGAAAACCTACCTCTACTGGATCAAGTTTTACATCCACTTTCACAGCCTGCGTCACCCCCGCGACATGGGCGCCGCCGAGGTCGAAGCCTTCCTCTCGCACCTAGCCACGGCGCGCGACGTCGCCGCCGGCACACAGAACCAAGCCATGCACGCCATCCTGTTCCTTTACAAGCAGGTGCTCGGCATCGATCTGCCTTGGCTCGACGGCATCACCCGCGCCAAGCCATCGAAGCGACTGCCCGTCGTACTCACCCAGGGCGAGGCGCAGCGCTTGCTCGCCGCCACACGCGGCACGCCGGGGCTGGTGGTGCGCCTGCTCTACGGCAGCGGCATGCGCCTCATGGAAGGCCTGCGGCTGCGCGTCAAGGACATCGACTTCGAGCGCAACCAGATCACCATCCGCGGCGGCAAAGGCGACAAGGACCGCGTCACCATGCTGCCGGCCAGCATCGTCCCTGCCCTGCAGGCCCACCTCGCCGAACGTCGCCGCTGGCATGACAAGGATTTGGCCACCGGCATGGCTGATGTTGAACTGCCGCATGCGCTAGAGCGCAAATACCCGAATGCCGGCAAAGAGTGGGGATGGCAATACGTTTTCGCCGCCGCCGACTACAGCACCGACCCGCGCACTGGCGTGATTCGCCGCCACCACATTCACGAAAAGACCATCCAGCGCCACGTCAAGGATGCCGCCCAGCGCGCCGGCATCAGCAAGCTGGCGCATCCGCACACGCTTAGGCACTCGTTTGCCACACACCTGCTGGAGGCCGGCTATGACATCCGCACCGTGCAGGAGCTGCTCGGCCACAGCGACGTGGCGACCACCATGATCTATACCCACGTCCTCAATAAAGGCGGTCGCGGCGTTGTCAGCCCGCTGGATCGCGTCACGACATGACCGAACGCGCCCAGCACATCCACTGCGCCCGCGTATATCTGACCGAGGCCCGCCGTCGCCGGACTCAGACCTTCGGCTTCGTGTTGCTGGAATGGGCCGGGAATGCGAGAAGGCGGGCGATGGCGGCTACCGGGCAGGGGGAGTTGTTCTGATCGTGGCTCCCGATCTGCTCACCTACGAAGCAGCGGCAGCACTGCTCACTGTCAGCCCGGCCACCGTGCGCCGGCTGGTGCGTGCCGGGCATCTGCGCGGGCACGCTATTACCCGACGCTGCCATCGGGTTGACGCCGCCAGCGTGCGGGCGTACCTTCGCACGTCCGCCATCCCCGTCCTCGTCCTATGTCAGTCTGGAAAAACCGCGATACCTGGCGCTGGCGCGTCATGCGCGGCGGCCTTGTCGCTACAGGAAGCGCACGAACGCGCGAAACGGCGCTTGCGGCAGAAGCGGGCGCCCGCCGCGAACTGATCGCCGGAATCACCGGCACCCAGCCAAAGCGCACACTTGACGAAGCTCTGGTGCGCTATCTCGACAGTCCGGAATTTCTCACCCTCAAAAGCGCCGCCAGTTTGGCCGACAAGCTCGCTACCTGGCACCCCTACATCACCGCGCAACCGATCGAGCGCGCCGCCGATGTCGCTGATGTCGCCGTGCGCGACTGGCTCGCCAATGACCTGGCCATCGCCACCATCAATCGCCGGCTTTCCGGGCTGCGGCGCATCTTGGCGCTGGCGTATAAGCGTTGGCAGTGGATCGACCGCGATATTGCCGTGCGAATCCCGCTGCTACCGGGCGAGAACCAGCGGCAAGTATGGCTTACCCGCGCCGAGGCTGTGCGCTTGCGTCGCGCCTGCCCGCCCGGTCGCAGCCGGGCCGCTATTACCCTGCTGGTCACCACCGGCCTGCGCGTGGGCGAATTGCTCGCATTGCGCGCCGAGCAGGTCCGCGACGGCGCCATCCATCTTGACGCGCGTACCAAGACCGGCCGCCCCCGGGCGGTGCCGATACTTCCCCCGGGTAATCGCTACACCAGCCATGTGCCGCTGCGCATGAGTTATGACGGACTGCGCACCGCCTTTGATCGTGCAAAGCGTGCCGCCGGCTTGCCATCGATCCGCCTGCATGATCTGCGACATACCGTCGGCAGTCTGCTGGCCGAATCAGGCGCCAGCTTGCGTGATATTCAGGTCTGGCTCGGGCACACCAGCCCGGTGACCAGCACCCGCTACACCCACGTCGAGCTTGCCCGGTTGCGCAGCGTAGCAGACCAGGTGCATGCGCGCAATCTGCGCGCAAAGGACAGCGCAAACCGGGCGCAACTGGCGCGAGTGACGCCAGAGACACAACGGGAAACGCAGCCTAAGTGATTGTTTTTACGTGGTGCCCGGAACCGGACTTGAACCGGTATGGCTTGCGCCGAGGGATTTTAAGTCCCGCGAATGCGTATTTGTAATCATGTAGTTAGCTTGTTTGTGCGCGCAAAATACGCGCAACAGGTCGCAGAGCGCGCATTCTATACCGCTGCCGCCGCGCGACCTCACTCGGGAATGGCGCGTTCGCCCGCAGCTTGAGTGTCGAAACGTAGCAGCGGAGGATGCCGGACCTCATTTCATTTTGTCGAGGATGGTGTAGCAGGCTTCGAGTCCGGCGTCTCCTCGGGCAGCAAGGGCAGCGATCCGCGCAAGAAATCGGCTATGAGCGCCTGATAGTTCAGCCCCGTTGGCACCCTCACAACCAGATCGGGGAGCTTCGGACACTCCGGCGGGGCGCTCGGGGCGGTCGCGCAGGCTGTCAAGAGCAGTATCGAGAGTGCGCTGCACGCCAGCCAGGCGCGCGGCTTGTTTTTTCGTGGCTGCATCGTAAGCCTCCTGTAGTTTTCTTTCAGTGTCGCGGGCAGCTTTGAAAGAATCGGCCCGTTCTTTTTCAATCTTCGCCGTCCAGCGCGTGTCGGCGGCATTGCTGCCGTGGGCATTCCAATAGAACCCGTTGGCGACAAAAGCCAGCACCACGGCCAGCAGAAGCATCGGATTGGGGATCATGACTCGAACATCAGCCGTTCTGCCATCCGGCGCCGAGTCAGGCCGGCCAGCACCACGCCGCCGCCCTTGTTCCACCTGTCGAACTGCGGCCCGCAGTCCTTTGCGGATTGCCCATAGTTGATGAGCTTCAGCAGAGTCGATCCTTTGAAAGCTTCGCGCCCAATGTTGTAGATCAAGCTGCACAGGGCGTCGTATTGTCCCTGAGTCAGTTCCACGGCCACCAGATCATCAACGGCGTCAGCGGCTTCCTGTAGGTCTTGGCGAAGCAATTCGCAGGCTTCGGCTTCCGTTACCGTGTCGCCGGGTTGCACGTTTTCGGTTGTCCCATAGCCAATCGTCCAGACTTTGGCGGGGCACTGGTAGGCGTGTTCCTTGAATCCCTCGAATGACTTGACCAGATCAATGCAGGCGCTGGATGGCTTCATTTGACCGCCCCGAATTTATCCTCGGCCCACTTCTCGATCCGGAAGATTGCCCGGCTGCCCATATGGCCGCTGATGCCGATCAGTACGGCAGAGAGCAGCTTGTTGAGGTCGGCGGCCTCGCACAGCCAGAAGGTGAGCAGGCCGGCAAAGCCGCTGGTAATCAACTCGCCGACCAGTTCCGTGATGTTGAAGGCTCTGGCGCTGCCTTCTTTCACCTTTCGGGCAAAGTTCACCGCCCCGCCGAGCGCGGCAAGGCCGAGCACCCATAGATAGGTGATCAGCGAGTAGTTGCTAGGGTCTTTCTCGGGCATGATGCGTTCCTTCCCGCCCTCTATGGGGCAGATGCGTTTAACGACAATGACCACCACTTTGAAAAACGTCCAGCAGATTCTTGCAAACCCATACTGCAACACTCATTCGCCAATCCGACTCGCTGTACTTGTAGCGATTGAGTCTCTGCGTGAACATGTACTCCTGCGGCAAGTCCATGAAGATAAATGTCGCAACGAAGACGTTGAACACCACATCCAGCAACACCGCGACAATCGCCACCGGAGCCAACAGGATGCGCGGCAGGATCGTCAGCGTCGGCCATGCCGCCTTCGCCGCCATCGTCACGACGAACAGAAGATAGAAGGCGTAGATGTAGAGGACGAGGTAGATCACAGCAGCGCCGCTACGTCTGGATTGGCGGCGAGGAACGCTCGCAGTTTTTCAACAGGATCAACCGGCGCTTGAACTACCGGCGCAGGACGCGATGCAAGCTCTGCGATTTCCGCGTCAGTGAGCGGAACAACGATCTGCTCGCCGGTCTTCACATTCACTTCGATTCTGTTCATGATGGTCACTCGTAGGCAATGTTGATTGTTCCGGCGTCAAATGTATCTGTGCCGCCGACTGTCGTTATACGCACTCGATCGAGAGTTGCTGAAAGGGGTTTTGAACCGCCTTGCGACCATATGTTTGCTGAATCGCTGCGACCTACGTTGCCGTTTGCTGTCCATATATTTGCTGACGAACTGAGCAAGCTGAGTGTCAGGCTCCCATGCCGCACCACTGTCCCCGATCCACCATCCTCTAGCAAAAACCCTGCAGAGTTATTCGCCGCAGACACTGATCCAGAACGACTGCTTGCGCCCAAATAACCTGTAGCCTCAATACCGCCAGAATCGCCAATTTGAACCTGTACCGGGGAAGTTCCGTTTGTGCTGACCCCATCAAACATCACCGTGATTCGCTTCGTACCCGCAGGAATTGAAGTGAAATCAATCGACGTGCCGGAGGTTGATGCAACGGGAGTGCCGAGCGTGATGCCGGCGCTTGCCTGCGCGTCGACATACGCCTTTACGGATTGCTGGCTCGGCACCAACACCGCAGAATCAGATGCCATGCTGTCTTCATCGATGAACGCTACAGGAAGGCCCGTCTCTTTCACCGCAGTAACCCGATACGTCGACGCCGTCTTGGCCTCGATAATCCAGCAGTCGCCAGCCGCAGCGGTCAGGTTCGCATTCCCGGCAATGTCGAACGTCGCGCCGTGCGTCAGAACCGTTGCGACGATTGGGTAGAACTTCCGAACTGCCCCGGCCTGCGGTGCATTCGTGCAAGCAGTGATTGTGACCGCTGATCCAGTCCCGTCAAGAATATCCGGGCTGGCAACAGCGAAGAAGTCCATCGTGGTCGCGTGCTGCGTGATGTTTCCACGGGCAGAGTTGATACCGCCTGTTAGGTTGCCGCCTGCGGTGCCGAGTGCGCCTAGCGTTGCGCGCGCTGCCGCAGCGTCGGCATCGTCGAGCAGGGTCAAAATGAAGGCAGAGACGGTCGCCAGATCAACATCCGCCGCAGCCAATAACGCCGGATCGCCCGCCGCATCAAATCCGATGATCTTCGACGCTCTTTCGGCTACCGTGTTCCCGGTCGGTAACACCTGGTCGGTTGTTACGCCTGTCGGCAGCTTCACAGCGCGGCGAATCAACTGCCGAACTTGCTGCACCAGCATGGTGACGCGGTCGACGTCTTCGTCCAACGTTGCCGCGAGCAGGTCGCCGTTTTCCTGATAGTCGGTAGCGCGGGCGTAGTCCATGTCCCTCGACACAACGACTATCGCATCAAGAGCGGGCGCGGTGAGGAAGGTCACATTCCCGCCGCCTGAATTCCCTACTCCGCTGACGGTGTAATGCGTGGTCAGCGTCTTGGCTACGCCGTCGACCTCAACCAGTAAATCAGCCTCGGCAAGTATCTTGTAGGAGTAAGCAAAAACGGTTGTGACGCCGTTCCCGGTGAAACTGTTGGACGTGGTTTGATCGAGAACAGGCATGATGGCGACTCCGCGCAGGATGTTCGCCACGTTTTACATTTCAAGCCTCGCCGGGTGATTCGCTATAGCGTATTTCTACGTTTCCAGCGCGACTTCATGCACCCCGCTGCTCGGGCGCCAGTCTGCCGGCCCCCGGCTCGGGTCGCCCTTCGGCGTGCCGCGGATGCGTTCCGGTGTGTCGGTCACGGCTGCCGCTGAAACGTCGATATAGTCGTCGCCCTGGTTCTTTGTCTCTGGGTTGAAGTCCTTCATCTGGTCCCAGAACGGGCCATCGAGAACGGACGTATGCGCCCACAGCATCCGCGCCGATATGACCGGCTCGAAGGCTTCGAGGATGCGCTTGTTCTTGTTGGCGATGGATGGTTCAGCTACCACCCCGCATTGCAGTTTCCGTTGCTTCAGGCAGGCTTTCAGCACCGCTGGCGCGAACTGCCCTATCCCGTTGGTTTCCACCACCAGCCGGGGAACGTGGAAGGATTCGATCAAGTCGCACAACTGCCACACCTGCCCCCCGGTGATGGTCTTGCCGTCCTCGGCAAACTCGGCAATCTCGCCGGTCAGGGCGATATTCCGGTGCAGGTAACGCCGTCCGTGTTCGTCTTGCAACAGAACAGCAGCAGCAGACACGTCGCTGTCGATCTTGCCGCTTGACGGGTCCCAGCGTGCCGACATTCCAGCGATGCGAACATGGCCGAGCCACATGGCCACCGTATCGTTGACGTGCCGTAGTTCAGGTTCCACGGCATAGGGCACGATCTTTGCCGGATCGAGCCGTGTTTCGCTGATCGGCTTGCTGTGCAGTTGGTACTGGCTGTCCCACTCGTTGATGGTCCGGCACTTCTTTCGGCGCTTGACGATCTCCTTGCGGTCGAAGCGTTCCGGCCAGGCGCAGCCCGCATACAGGTCGAGCGTCACACCGGGAGCAACTGCGAACACCAGAACATTGCCTTCAATCTGGTAATCGACGCCAGTCTTCAGGACGGTCGTGAACTCCCCGATGCCAGCGAAAACGAAGTCCGGAATGAAATCACACTGAACTCGTTCCGTGGCATTCTCGACGCGGCGCTCCTGCGCGAATAACGGGATTCTCAGCACGTCAGCCCCCTTCCGGCCTTCCTCGTCATAGATTGAATCATGAGTATGTGGCGTGCCGACGTAGAGAATCCGGCCACCGGGAACCAAGATATGCGTTTGCTCCGACAGCCTGAACCGGAGTTTCTCGCGCGCCTCTGGCGTGGCGATATTTCTCGGGACTTCAACGTCATCGTTTTGCACCTCATCGGCCCGCGAACTGGTGATGTTCGACAGGATGCCGGCGGCCTGCATGGATGGATTCCGCGCATCGTTCGCGCCGGAAACCCACCAGAAGGATATTTCGCCGACTGTTTCGCCCATGTCCCGCGTCAGGGGATGGCGCATCAGGACGTTCTTGGTGTCTCGCGCGGTCTTGTAGGCGGTGCCGTCCTGGTCGCCCTGGTGCAGAATCCGGTACGTGGGGTCACGGTAGTAGCGCCATGCGTTGTATATGGCCAGATGCGTCGACTTCGCCGCCCCCCGGAACACTTGCAGGACGCCAATATCGCCCCGGTGTTCTAGCCAGTCCGCAATGCGGTAGTGAAACAGTGGAACTTCCCACCCTTGAGCCTCGGCCCAAATGTGGAAAAACTCCGCGTAGCTGGCCTTGTCCATGCCAGTCACTTGCGAACCGGCATGCCCTCTTTGGCGCGCTTGACGATTCCCACCACTTCCGCGCGAGCCGATTTGATCATGCGATCTATCCGCATGGTTTCGCTTTCATCGTTCTCGCCCCCGGCTTCGCCCTTGATCTCTCGATTTTTGAGCATGATGAAGCTCTCTATGCGCGCGGCCACGGTCAATGATTGCGTCGCCATCTTGGTCAGCCAGTGCCGGTCGCCCCGTTCTTCCTTGGTCGCCAGCGTCAATTCGCTGGTAGCGTCCATTTCATCTATGGCGTGATTGACGGCCATGTCCTGAATGCGCTTGAGTTCGGATTCTTGCGTTTTGTCGATCATGATCAGCCTCCTGCGACTCGTGAAATGTCCGGAGCGCGGCTCGGCGCGGCGTGTCCAGGCTCCCAGAAATACTCCTGCCCAAATTCCCGCCGCGCCCGGCTTGCCATGCTCGACAGGTAGCCCGGCGAAAGCTCGTTCTGCAACTGCTGGAAGAACAGATGATCCGCCGCGCCCTTGACGTACCAAAGCGATGCGCCCGGCGTCAGCCCCTTGGCAGCCTTGACCAGTTCCGCGCCGGCCCGCGTATCCTTGCCCTGCGCCATCTGGATCAGGTTGCCTTGCGTCAGGCCGATCATTTCTTCCGCCAGCCCGGCCACCGGCCCGAGCATGGCCGACAAACCGCCGCCGCCGTGCTGCGTCGCCTCGGAGTAAATGAAGTCGCCGTACAGGCCCAAGCTGCCGCCCTTGAAGAACGCTTGCGCCCAGAACTTCGCCGCCTTCTTCGGATCGTCCCAAGGGTTTGCGTTCTTCGGATCGCGGCCGGCGAGGATTTCGGAGATTTCCACGGCCAGCCCGCCAAGCAGCGTCGTGCCGAGAACCAGCGGCATCAGGTATTTTGCCCGGCCGCCTGCCGTGCCGCCCGATTCGCCGCCCCAATTCATGCCGCGTGAGACGTGGCGCTCGATCATCGCCAGCGGGAAGGACTTGAACAGCCAGATGCTGCGCCACAGTTCGCCGCCGAGCGTGCCGCGCGACTGCGAGCCTTGCGTGATCACCTTGGTTCGCGCGCCGGGGGTGATGACGGCCATGTCGACTTCTTCGAGGACCGCGCCGAGTAGGCGGGTCGTTGCGGCGCTTCGTGCACGCCCTATGGCTTGCCCGATCTGCGGGTCAACGTCGCGCGCGATGCGATCCATGACGAACTGGCGGCGCTGCTGGCGCTCATTTGATCGGAACCAGAACGCGGCAAGTTCATCGCGGATGTCGTCAAGCCGCTTTGTCTCTGCCTTGTCGGCGCGCATGACCTCGGCGTCGGATGACCGCTCGGCGTTCCTGATCCTCGCTTCGATCTCGACAATGCGGCGGGTCAGCGCACCTTCACGCAATCCGTACTGGCGACCAAGCGAGCCGCCCGCAGAAGCAACCCGCGCGGCCAATGAATCGGCCTTCCCCTCAAAGATCCGCGATAGTTCCGAGTTCGCACCGGGAACGTACTCGTTTGCCTCATTGGTGGCACGATGGACATCCGCCAGCAGGCCGCGCACGTTGTCAGAGTTCTTTTCGTTCTGGAATGCGGCTTCTATCTCGGCTCGCACCTTGACGCGCTCGATTTCAGCCTGCACCAGATCAATGCGCGCCTGCAATGCCTCGGACAGCTTCTGTACCTTGGCATCCTTGTCGACGGCCATCTTCCCGATTTTCTTCGCCGCTGCGGCCTGAGCATCCTTGAACCTGTCTATGCGCTTGTCGACCCAACCCGTTTCCTGATCATTGCGCGCGTTCAGTTCGTCAATCTGCGCCTTCGCTGCCGCCTTGATCTTGTCGATTTCAGGTTGCATCACCTTGGCAATCTCAGCATCCGGAATTGCCCGCACCGCTTCAGGCGTCAGCATGGTCTCGTTGCCGCGCCATGTTTCCAGATTCGCCAGCCTCCACACTGCCCAATCGGTTTCGGTGACGCCCTTGGACAGTAGGATGCGGTGATCGAGCGGATCGAGCTTGTCGAATCCCTTGGTTTTCACCAGTTGCCCGATGCTGTCCATCATCGTGGCGCCGAATGCCGCCTTCCTCGCCGCGGTCATCGCCGACAGCCCAGAGGCGCGAATCGTCGCCGTCGCCATCTTCGAGGCGAAGGATGCGCCCAGCCCTTCCTGCCCGAAGCGGCCGAGGTTCGATGCCATCACTTCGCCGGCCAGCCCCATGCGCGCCAGCAGCCTGCGGTCGGTCTTGTTGGCCGGGTTCAGCGCGGTCAGTTCGTTGCGGAGAATCTGCATTTCCGGCAGGTTGTTGACGTGGCCCATCAGCGCCATCGTCGCTTCGTCGGTGATCGAGGTAATCACGGCAGAGCCAAGCCGGGACGCGACCAACCAGGAGCGCAGACTGTCGAAGCCGCGCGCCATGCCCTCGTTCGCCACTGGCAGCACCTGGCCGGCGACATGGTTGAACAGGCGCGTCGTCTTCATCGCCTTTTCGTTGATCGCGTTCGGGTTGTCCGTCTTCGCCGCGATGCCGTCGAGAATGGCCTGATCGCGGAACAGTTCAAAGCTACGGTTCGGGTTCGGGCCGAAGGTTTCGACCAGCGCGATCTGATGCGCGATGCCGCGAACGTGGCCCATCATCACGTCATAGAAGCCCTGCTCGCCGTACTTGGTCTGGTAAGCCGTCCAGCCGTCGCCGTCCTTGAAATGGATCTGGCGCGACTCGCTGCCCCAATTGGCGCGCATCGCCGAGCCCGTCACCTTGCCCGGCTCGATCTTGTTCATGCCGTTGCTGCTGATCGTTTCCCATGCCTTGCGCAGCACGCCGTCCAGTTCGGCATCATCCATCAGGGTGCCATCAGGCCGGACGTACTTGTCACGGTTCAGCATGGGCATGATGTCCTTCACCCAAGCATCGGCGCCGGCCTTCCAGACCTTCGATTGCGAATGGTGATGCGGCAGCCCCCAATCTTCCAGCTTGCCGATGTCGCCGCCGGCCTGGTTGAATCGCAGCCGCAGCGCCTCGGTCGTTTCCTTCCATGCCTTCGCGCCGGCTGCCGCCTCGGGCGATCCAGTGTTCTCGCCCATCATTTCCTTGACCAGCAGGCGCACGCCGGCCATGTCCTCGACCATGCCGAACCAGGTCGGATTCGTTGCCTCGAAGGTATTGACCAGTTGCCCGACTGCCTCGTCACCGATGGCCTTGCCCTGCGTCTCGATCGACATCACGCGCCCGGTAGCCTTGGCATCGAAGGCGACAAGCTGGTCTATCGCCGTCAGGCTGTCGATTCCGCGCGCCTTGGCCGTGGCGAGGTAGTTCTGCACGCGATCATGTGCCGCGATGGTGTTGGCAATGCGCTGCTTGACCTTGGCGGCGTCGGCTTCCAGACCCTTGCTGGCGATCTCGGCGGCCATTTCCATCATGCTGCGCGGGGTCACGGCTTGGCCGGCCTTCTGCAATTCCACCCGAGCGGCAGGCATCGCCGACCGGACGCGATCCTCGATGTTCTTCAGTTCGTTGGCGTTCAGTGATCGGCCGATGGCCTGCGTCACGGCGTCTATGCACTCGGCTTTCACTATGCGGCCCTCAGAAAGCAAGCGACCGCAGCGCGCAAGCCTGTTTCCTGCTCGCGTGCGGCGGTCTCTAGGTCGGTGATGATGCCCTGCGCCTCGGCAACCGTTGCGGTGCCGCCGTCTTCGTCCATCGGGATTACGGCATCGGGGCGCACGGTGTCAGGGATGGTAATGCCGCCAGCCTGATCTGCTGCACCGGCAACAGGGGCGGCGGCGGGATCGGGGGCCGCCGTGGTGTCGGCGCCGACTTTTTGGGCTTGGAATGGAGCTTCTGATATTTGCCCAGAATCAAACACGACAACTTCGTCACCGCCGCGCCACACGATGCTATCGAACCCCTGCGCCTTCAGTTCTGCAATGCTCTCTTTTGTCATGTACGCAGGAGGCAAATCATCCTCCCACACCTTCGGATTCTTGATGTCGAGATACCTCTCCATCACGTTCTGCCCATATCCGGAAGCATCGTCACTTCTTGCGCTGAAATAAAAGCCCTGTCGATCAGGGAACCCTTTTGTCGACTTTGGCGCGGCAGGGTCAAATTCTGAAAAGACGCGATTTGTTCCGTGATAGAACGGTTGATCCGGAGGAAACATCTGCGGGAGTTCGGGGGGCACCGGCTCCACCGCTGGCCGCAGCACTTCCGCGACATCCTCCTGCACCTTCGCCGCCGCAGGGTCGGGGATGAAGTCGCCGACCTCCTGCCGCATCGTCACGGGCCGGCCCTCGATCAGATCGTCAATCGCGCCGGTCATGTTGGCAACGTGCGAATCACGCGAGGCCAGATCAGCCGGCAGGCCGAAGCCGGGGCGCTCGATCTTTAGCTGCTCGGACTTCACCAGCGCCGCGTCGATGTCGGACGGCTTGAGCATGTCGGCGATCTTGGCGCGGTACTCGGCCATTGCATCGGCCTTGGCCTTCTCGCCGCGCAGTTGCAGCGCCCGACCGCCACCGGCAAACGCTGCGCCGAGGATGGCATCTACCGCCATCGCTTCACCGTCCAGCGCCTTGAACTGCATCGCCAAATCAGCCCGCCCGGCCTTGGCGTAAATCTCCGAAGTCATGCCGCGCTGGAACACGCCTTGCGCGAGGTTGATGCCGGCGCCGTAGATCAGGTTCATGCCCAGCCCGGTGCTGCCGAGCGTCATCGGGGCGATTACGCCGGCTGTCATTGCTGCGCCCTGCACGCCGCCGACCTTGGCAGCCGTCTGAAGGTCGACGCCCTTGTCGAGCGCATCCAGCGTGCCGCCGACCGTTTCATTGACCAGCACGCCGCCCGGGCCGAAGGCTACCGCCTCGCCGCCGATCTTCACCAGCCCATGCAGGATTTGCCCCGCCATGCCGATTTCCTCGGCCTTCGGTGCCAGATGCCGGGAGAGCTTGTCAGCCGGCGTCACGATATGCTCGAACACCTTGTCCTGCGCCTTGATGGCGTCGCCGGTCAGCAGGTCGAAGCTGCCGGCCACTGCGCCCAGGGCGAGGCCGGTCGTGCGCTGCGTGTCGGCTGCCAGCCGGCCCAAGCCGGTGACCAAGCCCGTCCCCATGCCGGTGAAGAATCCAGCGGGTTGACTTAGATCAAGCGGATTCGCCCGCGCCTGGTCGATCAGGCTGGCGCTGTCGTGATCCCCGGCAAGGTCGAAGGCGCTCATTTCGGTATCCGGTCAGCCATACCTGACGGGTCGTTCGGGTCAGTCACGCGCAGCATTACCGGGTTGCCATCCTTGCCCAGCAGGTAGCCGGTCCCCGACTTGACCAGATAGCCGCCCTTGGTGTTCTGCAGCTGCATGCGCGGCCACTGGTCGGCGGTCTGCGGGATGCCGGCCTGCTTCACCGCGCCAATGAATTCCCGCTTCACCGTGTTCTTGAAGGTCGAGTCATCCATCCCCCACGGCTTGACCACGCGCGCCCCGTTGATGTCGGCAACGCCACCCGTCGACCGCTGAATGGCCTCTTTGAGTATTCCGTCATTGAGCGCGCCCGAGTAGTCGCCCTTCTGCGCCACCAGCCCGGCATAAGTCGCCCGCGCCGCCTGATAGGCGATCTGGTACGCCTCTTGATTCCCCGCAAAAGCATCGCCGGCCATGCTGTTGAACTTGAGCCGGATATCGGCATCCTTCGGCATGGGGAACGTCGGCTTACCGTCCTGCCCCTTCGCGTCCTTGCCGGGGTTCAAGATGCGCTCGCCGGCCAGCATCAGGCCCGCCGTGCTGCCGGGGGTGAATGTCTCGTCGCTGAAGAATCCGCTGATCTTCATCGGGCGCTCGCGGGTTGCCACCATTCCAGCAAGAGCGGTAACGGGGGAATCTGCCGCGATCTGCTGCATCGTGGCCCTGAACACCTTGTCGTCGCCAAAGCCCTTGCGCAGCATCTTGAGCGTTTCCGTCTTGGCGGCATCCGAGCCTTCGGCGAGGAACTTTGAGAGCATGGCCGCTTCCTGCTGCATCAGCCCCTTGGGTGCCGCGCCCGTCCGCTTCGATTGCTCTTTCAGGATTTCGGCGCGATTCTGCAAATTCGATGCCCATGTGTCCGGCTTGGAAAAGTCCAGCGGTTCGACCACGGCGCCCTCGCGCTGTGCCGCGTATTCCAATGGGGCCGAGTGCATTGCCTTGATGCTGGTCTGCACGAAGTTCTGCATCTTGCCCAGGTGGGTAATCTGTTCCTTGGTCGGGGTTTTGCCGTAGCTGGCAGCCAGTTCGTTGACCTTGGCGGTCATCTGCTGCGGTGTCAGGCGCGAGAATTCCGCCGTGGCCTTCTGTTCGGCGGCGATCTGGGACGCGAAGCCCTCCATCGGCGTGCCCTTGCTGGCCTTGTTGAAGGCGTCGAACTCGGTAGGCGGGATGTCGCGCCCGTTCTCGACGTACCACGAGAGCCGAGTCGCCATCGTGTTCAGTTTCGACAGCCGGCGCCGTTCGGCGATCTCGCCCATCTGCGCCAGGTGTTGCTGATACCGCTGCACCTTGGCGTCGAGGAAATTGCGCTTTGCCGGGTCAAGCTCGGCGAACTGGTCAGAAGCCAGCGCGGTCGAGAGTTTCCCCAGCGCCTTGCCGTCGCGCTGCGCTGCGGTGACTTGCTTGTCCAGCAGGGTGAAAGTCACGCCTTCCTTGAATCCGGCCAGCGTCTTCTCGATCTCATGCGGGGCCATGCCGGCTTGCGCGCCGGATGCCCGAATGAAGGTGTCGACGTTGCCGATGGCCTCAACTCGTTCCGCGTCGCCGCGCGTGGCGTACCGTTGCATCTGCTCAAGGTAAGAGTCGATCCCGCCGCGGATGTCCTGCATGTCCTTCTTGGCGACCATCTGGCGCACGCCGCGCCCGGTACGCCCGATGTCATCCACCAGCGAGGCGTTGACCAGTTCGCGGTTCTCCGGAGCGACGCCCTCCATTACCTTGTCGATCCGCTTGCGGGATTCGGTGTTGAATATCTCGCCGGCCTTGGTCTTGTCGTAGCGACCATCCGTCAGACCCGCCGCGATGTCGTCATGCACATCGGCCAGGTGGTTCTTGATCTCTGCTTGAGCGGTGACAGCTTGCAGGCGGTTCGCCTCTGCCCGGCGTTGCTTGTCCTCGGCCTCCTGCTTACGCTCCTGCACACCAAAGGCTTGCGCGGCCACATCCAGCCCTTGAGCCAGCGGGCCAGCAAGGTCGGTGCCGAAGGTTGCGGCGGGAAGCTGCGGACCGGAAACAGCCGGCGCCGCCGCACGATTGCCGAAGTTGCCGAGTGGAATCCTAGCCATATCTGTCCCTATAGACGACTGGAGCGGGAGCCTGTTCAGCCTGAACCCCGCCATATTTGGAATACATCTGACCGCCCGCCGCCAGCAAGGAACCGGCAGCACTCGAATAGCCCTGCGCCTTGGCATTCGACCCGGCTACGCGCAGGCCGGATGCCTCGCTATCCAGCTTCGTGCCCTTCCTGACGCCGGTCAGCAGTTCAGTCAGGGCATCGCCTTCGGAATCCTTCGCAATCTCTCCCTGAATCATCAGGGGCGTGCCGGCGTCAGCTACCACACCGGAGGCAGCCAGAGCAGACCGGGCGGCTGATTGCTGCGACTTGCCGGCCTTCCTGATCTTGTCGGCGTTGACCTGAGCAACTTCGCGCTCAACTTGCGCGTCGGCATTGGCTTGGGCGGCCTGGTAGTTCGCCATGTCCTGTTGCTGGCTGCCGCGATTCATTGCGGACATCACCTGAAGCCCGGTCGATGCCAGCGTGAAAGCCCCGCCTGCGGTCATCGCTCCGGCCGCTCCGATCAATCCAGTAGTGGCCGCCGCTCCTGCTGTTGCTGCCGTTCCAAACAACAGCGGTTCTAGTCCTGTGCACATCGTCAAACCCTCCGCTTGAACACGCCGCCGACTTGCTCGAAGCCGAGCCGCTGATACAACTTCCCGGTTTCCTCGACCTTGACGCCGGTCGTGATGGCCAGGGTGATCTCCCTCGCGCCCTGCTGATCGCACCATGCGCTGAACTCGGACAGCAGATACCACGCCGCCATGCCGCCGCGCTTGCCAGGCACGATGAACAGCGCCAGTTCTGACGCAACACGTTCATTCGAGAACCACGGTTCACCCATGTAGCCGACCATGCCGCCGTCGATCTCGCCGTCACGCTCATGCACTCGCACGAACCCGGTCCCGATCAGCGTTTTCAGGGTGAATGCGACTTTCTCGCCGTCGTAGGCCATGAAGGAATACCGGCTTTCGGCGTGCATGATCTCGCCGATCCTGATCATGGCCGGGATGTCGTCAAGGGTCGCGTCCCTAACCATTGGCCGACACCTTCATGATCACCGCCAGAACCTGCCACGGCAGCGGCTGAGATTGACGTACAACGATGGTCTTGTTGTCGCCCAGCATGGAAACCTTCTTGTCACCAGTGAAGGGCGTAATCGAGGCGTCGAGTATCCCCGCGCCGAATTGCCTGAAGGGGATTGTCTCGCCCTGCACCGTTGCGCCCTGCGTCTCATAGAACCTGACGATGGCCTCATGGATCGACAGGCCAGCGGCTGAACTGGTGCCGTTCGGCGCCTGGACTTCCGGCTCCAATGTCTCGATTTCGGATTCGTAGTGCAGCCCGATCTCGACCGCGTTCGCTGCGCGCGGGATAGTGATCGCGCCGGCCGTCACCGTTGCCTGCGGCATGACTACCCCATCGGCCACAATGTCGACCGTTTCACCTTCCAGATGATCCAGCCCGGACCACGTATCAGTTCCCGGCCCGCTGGTGCCGGTCACCGCGGAATCTGTGTTCAGGGTTGAATCCATGTATTCGACGTAGCGGACATCAGCCCCGTCAATGGTGCGCTGAACGATCACCCAGACCTGATCTTCGGCGCCGTTCGGGATGGATGCGACGGACTCGAACAGCCCGTCCGTGGTTCTGCGCCCCCAGCCGATAACATCCTGATCCCGGTCAATCGACATTGACGGCATGACGCCATCGCCGCGCACCATCCACACCACTTGATCCGGTTCCTGCGCGAAGGCCATTTCAAAGATTTCACCCTGAGGGATATGCTCGGAGAGAATGGACACGTCGGGGCTGTTGAAGCTGTCAATGTCAGCCCGGTAGCCCAGGGCGCGGACCTTTTCACCGCCGCGGGTGACGAAGATGATTTCGTTGGCCACGCGAACCGGGCGAGTCACACTCACCCCGTAAGCGGTTTGGCTCCTGATCTGTACGTTCGTCGGGGTGATGGCCGAGTCATTTCCTCCGGTCATGGAGAACTCGCCGCCGTAGGTCATGGGCAGGAGAATCCGCGTCGACGTCAGGTGTTCTATCGGGTTGATCTGGTCGGATGCAATCGTGAAGGCGAACCCGTCACCATCATCCACTCCGTCAGAGAAGTTGTAATACTCGCCCGTTCGGCTGCCCCAGATGGTTTGCGGATAGCCAGGCGACCCGGCCACGATCAGGCGTTGCTCGAACAGCGTCCCGCAGCGAGGATACCCGTCCACCGAGTTCCATACCTTCGAGCGCAAGGCCCAGCCTCCCGACTGCGCCGCCGTGGTGGCGACCAGCACGGTATGAATGATGCCGGTAACGATGGTTGAGGACGTAAAGCCGGTGATCTCGATCAGGCCGCCGTTGATCTCTACGAACTTGCCGACATCGGTCACCTGTGCGGAATTCTTGAACGCCGCGGCCCCCGCCGTCAGCGTCACCGCCACGCCTTCCGGGTCTTTGACGCTCGGCGTCAGCGTGGTTTTCGGGGATTCGGTCAGCGTCCAGCTTTGCGAGGCAATTGGGCCAGCAGAGGCGAAGGCGTCGACAATGGTCACCGTGACGACTGTCGTAGAGGTGTAAGCGGTGATTGTCGCAAGCCCCGCCCCGCTGGTAATCTGCCGGCCCACGTCGGACGCCTCGAAGCATGCCGCGGCTGCCGTCGCCGTTCTGCCGGCGCCGACAGTGGCAAGCGATAGCGTCAAGGTGGTAACCGGCTTGTCGCCCTTTTCCTCGCTGGGCTGAACCTGCCACGGCACCGCCGACAGTTTCCATGACGTGTTGGAATACCGCACCAAGCGATAGACCGGATAACTCGGGTGGAACAGAAACATCGTGTCCGCAGACTGGATGTAGTGCAGATCGTCCAGTTCGTCATCTTGATACGGGCTGACGACTTCGACCGGCGTACCCGGAGGGCTTTCGACGCGCCCGGTCGTGGCGTAGAACCGGACATAGATATCGCCGAATTCCAGCACGAAGGCTTGCGTCCGGTTGAAGATGAACGGGATCAGCCGCGCGAGTTTCGTACTGTCCTTGGTCTCTGCGGCGTACCGAGTTCCCGGCGCCCGCTTCGCACCACCATGCGCCTGCGGAACGGCATTGAGACAGGTTTTTAGGCCGTTCTTGAAGCGGGCGACATCAACCCGGCCCAGCAGGCGGGGGGAAATCTCCCCAGCCGTGAAGTTGGTCTGGATGTAGTCGACGCGCGCCACTTAGCGCCTCGCTGCAAGGAAGGGGAAATCGCCTACTTCGTCGGGCGTGTCTTCCTGCCCGTCAACCGCTTTGGCTTGTTTCAGCAGGAGGGTGAATTCCTGATACACCGAGTCGCGCAGGCTGGTTGATTTGGTCAGGGCGTAGGCCATCGAGAAGGCCATGTAGCGCGTCATGCACTCGACCAGTTGCGAATCCCAGCTTGCAACATCCTCGTTGTCGTAGATGTATTTCAAATAGGCCGGATTGTCGTCAATGAGAATCTTGCGGCCTTCGAGCTTGTATTCGGGCACGTCGCCGTCCAGGCCGACCGACAGCACGCGCAGGCAATCGCCGGGCAGGGTAAATTGATACGTCCAGTCGAAAGCGGGAGCGGCCACGTCCGGCGCCAGTGCGGCGCGCTTGATGGCGCAGTTCCACGGATGCGAGCGCAGCACCGCCTGGCGGGAGTTGTCCCACAGGTTAGAGCAGATCGTCGCCCGGTCGGAGTTCTCGGAGAACGATGCGATGCTGGATTGCCCGAGC